TCTTGTCCAAGATCAGGACGAACATCAGAAGGATTTTGATGAGTGTCTATATCAGCAACCTTTTTCTGCTGATCTTCTTGCTGCTCTTTACAATACTCATAAAGAACTCTAGATGCAGATATTACATCTTCAAATGTCTGACATGAATCTATTAAATTGATAATCTCTTTTTCACGAGTTGTAAAAGATATATTAAGGAACGAACCAATCTTAAAATGTAAATTAGCACGATCAGCAAGGTTAAAACTATCAAGATCTTGACCATCTATTTCAAAAAAATCTTCTTCATTGAGTTCATTGTATGCTCTATAAAAAGTTTTGGCAAGACCCATGTATCTACGCTTGATCAACTTCTCAATTCTTGCATCTTCAACCACATTAACGAAACTATGAGGAATATCTTCAGGGGGATCTTCATTAGGAGTAAAGAGTGCATGTCCCACTTCATGTCCAACCAACATATCATATACAGTATTACTTGCCTTTTCCCAGATAGGAAGAATCAACACACGAGTATCTACATTGAACTGTGCTGTCTCAACCTGCTTATGCTCTACTACTAGATCTTCAGTAGCAAGTAACTTTGCTAGTTGTGACTTGATTTCTTGTTGTATTGGCATGTGTTTCGTTTTGTATATGGCCATAATACGACGAAACCCGCCTCTTGGACGGGTCTAGTAGACACTTTATCAACTGTCTGCGTCTTTCTCTTGCAGACCGCAGTGCTTGTGGTTTCAGTTTTCGTTTGGCTTCCTTCTTAGAGTGGTGCTGCCAATTCGGGATAGAGTTGCTCAATGTCCTTCCTGCAGATAGTCCGTATATTATCTATAAGTTTATCAGTTCTCTCCAATTTATTGTTCTCATCATATGACAGTTTCTTGTATGGAACATCCTCTGCCTTAAATGGGACTCCAAGAATGTCACTGATCCATTCACTAAACTCCTCCCCAAAACCATTCTCAAATCTCCATAGATAGGTCTTATCAGAAATAAAATCCACTTGAGGTCTGTACCAATTCACTGCTTCAGGTAAAGGAAAATTATCAAGCATCATAGAAAACATCATAGGATCTTCCATTGCTTCTTGAATATCTTCCCCATACATTCTCTTCAAGAAACTAGAAGCACCAAAGAATTTGTCAATAGGATTTCTTATAATGGCTATATGAGGAATACCCTCAACATCCAAATACTTCTCATACAACTCACGATGAAAATGGATAATTTCTATACCTTCAATACTGGTATGAGCATCATGCTCTAGTTTAAAACCATTTTTTACAAAGTTTGTTGTTATGAACCTACCAGCAGTTCTTGGAATATGAACAAAAAGAAATCTCTTTCCAGAAGAATGTTTATAGACTGACATTATACAGTATCTAATATACGAATATTAGGTTTCCATCCAGTGCTTAACATAATAGAAATATCTGCAACATTATCATCAACCTCACCTGGTGTAAATTCTTTCACTGGTAAATCTCCCTGTCCAAATGCTTCTGCTAGTTTTCTTACAGGAATAGATTCTCCATATCCAACTGGAACTGGGCCATTAATTTCAGTTTTAGCAGCGAGATATCTAATGGCACGACACACATCTTTAACATGAATCCAATCTCTTTTATGATTAGTAATATACTTTGCAGTACCATCCTTCAACATACCATACAACATATTGTTACGACTATCTGGGCCATACACAGTTGTAAAACGCATTCCCGCACTATTTGCTGGTGCCATCTGTTCATTAACCCACTTACTCATAGCATAAGGATTTTCCCAATAGTTGCCATCTACAGCACTAGAAGATGCATATAAAAGTCTTGTCTTAGTTTTAGCACACCAATCAAATATAGGTTTTGCCTTGATAACATTATTCTCATAATACTCTTCAGGTTTCTCCATACTCTCACGTATGTCTGCCCATGCTGCTAGATGTATTACTATTTGATAATCATCAGGTTCAAAGTCCTTAATATCATCAGGACGATCTAAACCTTTTACAAGATACCCATGAGTTTTTCTCCAATCGGCAAAAACATACCGACCAATAAAACCACGATGTCCTGTTACTAATACTTTGTCTTTCATGTTACGGGCCAATCAATAACTTTTCTAATTTGTTCATTATACTTCCATACTTCTTTCAGCATGTCAGCATTCACTCCATGAGATTCCATTTGAACAATCAAGGAGTTTAGATCTTTAGGGAAACAAGTTCCACCAAATCCCCTATCATTATCTATACCAGGAACTTGAGTATGTGATTTTCCTATTCTACTATCAGCAGTAACTCCTTCACATACCACATCATAATCCATTCCAATTGCTTGGCACATATCATATAACTTATTAAAGTATGCTACTTTGTAGGCAAGGAATGTGTTAGAGAAATATTTGATGGTCTCACTCTCATCCGAGGAGGTAACGATGCTTGGTATATTAGGAAAACACTGTTCAAAGAAACGAACGAAATCATAGCATAGTTCAGGATCTCCCCCAACAATGTTTCTTTCCGAGTTAGCAAAATCTTGGATAGCATTTCGTGCAGTAAGAAATTCAGGATTGTGAATTACATTATGACGTTCTGTATATTTCTTTGTTGTACCAACAGGAACAGTAGATTTAATTACAAAAGTTCCTATCAGATTATCTGGAAGGTTTTCAAAAAACTGATCGAGAATTGATAAGTCACATTCTCCACCAAATCTCATAGGAGTAGGTAGACATACAAATATAAAATCTTGAGTTATAACTTCTTCTAACTTATTGAAAGATCTATTTTTATCTGCGTCGAATACTTTACATTCTACTTTATCACGTAGGTTTTGATATACAGCATTACCTACAAAGCCATTCCCAACAATTCCAATCATAATGACATCCTGCTAAATCCTTTAATTTTTTCAAATCGAATTTGATCTTCAAACTTATCTTCCATTCCTGTCTTGTGAGAGATCACAAATATGTTAGCATCTTGTATTACATATCTTATGATCTTTAAAAATTCTTCTGTTCCTGTGGCATCTAGTGAACTATCAAATACTTCATCCAATACCATCAAGTTAGTTGAAACAGAATTTTTAAACTTAGCTACTTCTCTCCATGTAAAGAGAAGTGCTAAATCGATTCTTTGTTTTTCACCTTCACTAAATGAAGCATAAGAAAAGTCTTCGTGTATTGGAGACTGGATAGTTTCGTTAAACTCCTCATCAAGAGTAAAGTTAATGTAAAAATCCATCATCTGTAGATAACGGTTTACTTGTTGATTTATCAACGGTAGATACTTCTTGATAATTTTAGTCTTAACTCCTCCATCTTTCAATAGACCATAAGTGAAGTTATAATATTTGATTCTGTCTTTGTGTGAAACTAATTCGTCATAGGTCTCTTGGAGATTTGTTTTAAAGGTTTCTAACTTGTCATGCTCAGTATTTCTGTTTGCAAGTTGTTCGGTAATTGTTTGAATTTCCGATTCCAAATCGCTGATCTGCTTTTGGCAACCAGTAATTTTAGTATTGTTTTTAGAAATGCCATGCGTTAGTGTTGTGATCTCCTTTGATAGTTGGGTGAAGTGATGCTCTCGCTCTTGTTCTGTTTTAATTGCATCTTCGAGTTCTTTATACCCAGATTGCAACTCTTTGGCTTTAGTTTGAGCATCGTTGATTTTATTTATTCTAAAGGACTCATCTATGGATTGTGTACAGGTAGGGCAAACTGTATTGTCTGTGAAAAACTTATGCTCTTTAGTAATGGTAGATACTTTATTGGAGATTTTACCTTTAAGGTTGTTAAGTTTCACTAACTTTTCACCTGCACCTAGAACAACTTCTTGTTCTTTATTAAGACCATATAAATCATCATCCAACCCTTCATTCTTCATTGTAAGAACACATATTTCATCACTTAAACTATCTTTTTTATTCTTCTTTCTCTCAATACGTTCCTTACCACGACTCTCTATCTCCTCCATAAAATTCTCTTGCATAGAAAGTTTATCATTCAATGATTCTTTCTTCAATTCTAAAGTCCTAACATCATCTTTAGCTAATTTAATCTTATCTTTTATAATATTATTCATCGAAGAGAAGATTTTGATATCAAGTAAATCTTCAATAACCTCTCTACGATTAGTTGCAGTAAGTTGCATAAAAGGAACAAACGTACTACTACCGAGAACTACAATCTGTGTGAAAGATTTATAGTTCATCTTTAATACATTCTGTTCCAACCATTTCTGCTGATCATTTACAGAAGATGCTTGATCTAAAAGATTATCATCTCTCCATATCTCAAATATATTTGGTTTAATTCC